TCCTTGTGCTGCTTGCATTTGAGATGCAGTACCAATCGTTGCAGGAGTTACTTGCCCAGCTGTTGCAGGAGTTACTGTAGATACAGCTGTAGGTGTAGCTCCAGTTACCCCAGCTGCAGTAGGTGCAGTAGCAGCTGTACTTTGTGCTGCAACTGTTCCTGTTACACCTGGTGTAGTTAATAATTCATTAGTCTGTACATTTTGTACTTGAGGTGTAATACTAGTTCCTTGAGGTAAACTAGGTTGTGTTAATAGACTATCAATTAAACTTACAGCTTTTTTACTGCCAGTTTGTTGTGTTTGTGAAGGTGTCAGTGCACCTGGTTGTAATGCTGTTGCCATTATCTACCTTGTCCTCTATATCGTTTCATATTTTTTTTTGCGTGTTTGTTGGGTCTCTTAGCGTGTCTGCCAGGTCTTTTCTTTTTTGTTTGCCTTACAAAATTATTAACGCCAATGAGGGATTTGCGTTTTGCCATATTATTTTATCTTTTAAACCAAGATGGTAATCCTAAATGTAATCTTTTATCAAACATATTATCTTTTGATCCTGGGGTTTTACGATTATTATAATGTAAGAATACCTGTATGCATTCTTTACCTTTAAATTTTTCTCTCCAATGTTCTAATTCACAACCAGAATAAACTAACATATCTCCTTGTTTTAAATCTACTTTAACACCTTTTTTACCAGTCTCTCCTGATGGTTCTAAATATATAGGCCAATCATCACCACCAAGATTCATAGTAGTAGATATTTCACAACTGAATCTATCTTTGTGTCTTTTTAATTCATCACCTTTTTTGTATATTCTTGCATAGGTATAAGCTGGATATAATTTTAATCCTGTTGCTTTTTCCATACCTGGTTGACATTTAAGCAATAAAGTCTCCATAGCTATATTAGCATATTGAGAATAAGTGTTTGGTATTTGCCCATCAATAGGGTCTTCATAATATCCAAGTATATTTTCAAAAGGTGAAAAGTATTTACGTTCTCTACAAGTATCATATACTTGTTTTTGCATACAAAAATAATTTGCAATAAATGAAGCTAAATCTTTTGATATGGCCTGCCGTATAACTGTGTATTTATTTTTTTTAAACGACATCTCTAGCCATCTCCTTTGGAATAGCTGTAATATTCCAATGAATAAATCTAAAGGGTTCTATCCCATGATCAACAGCATATTCATGTTCTAAATAACCTGGAAATATAATCAATGTTCCTGGTTTAGGTCTCATATGAAATTGTTCATGACCACCCCATACACCTTTTAAATCTGGTTTCATTTTTAATTTTGTACATCTTGCTCCAGTCTTTGGTTCATGAAATACTGGATAAGAAGTTTTATTACTACATTTTAAAAAATAAAAACCTGATACATGTTGATTCCAATGTATGTGTGCAGAGTGATGTCCGCCACCTTTTTTAGAAAACTCTTGGACCCACATCTCACTAAACATAGTTTCATATTGTGACATATCATAACCTTGATGGTCTAGATACTCCCAAGATTTTTGACCAATGTAATTTCTAAAATCTAAAAAGTCATTGTCTTGTGTTAGTGGTGTTGAATGATATGATCTTCCAAAATCACCAAATTCTTTTATATATTTTTTTTCTCTATTTCTAGCTTCTTTAATATATTTATTGCTAGCTTTATTTAACGATTTAACAAACTCTGGTTTTTCTTCATTCCAAATAGTTGTGCTAAAATAATTATTTATGTACATTATTTAAAAGGCCTCCCTAAATTCCATACGACTAATGAGTATCGTGTACCTGATGTTACGGGTTTTACTCTATGCCAAACGAACGAGGGAAATACTATTATTGATCCTTTGGATAAAATTTCTTTACATTGTATTCTATGTTTTAATTCATCTCTCATATTTGGAGAATAATTTCTAAAATCAAATTCTAATTCTCCACCTGTATATTCTGAACCATCTGTTAATTGACATGTCATAGATAGTTTTCTTATCATACCATGATCTACTGAACCTGGTCTATCATAGGCTTTATCCCAACTATCACAATGCCAATCATAATATTGGTTTAATTTATATTTTGTAAATTGACAGGCCTCTGATCTTTCCCATTGAAAATTCCAACCAGCTGCTTTATTTGCTTCATGAACATATGGATGTAATTCTTTGTATATCCATTTATCTTCAAGCCATACTAAATCTGATTTTCTTTTTTTTTGTAAATTCTTAACTTCTTCTTTATTTAATTTTTTATTATCAAAACCACCTGTTCTAGCCATAACTTCTTTTTGCTGTAATGCATATTGTATTACATCATCACAGAATCTAGGTGTTAATGCAGATTTAAAATACCAATAGTAATTAGATATATTCATATGTTATTGTTTGAATAAAATTCAAACTATCCCTCTGAGTATTTGTTATATAGTACATACATGTTGAGGGAAACATAATAAATTTATTATTTTCTAATTTAATATCCCAGCTTCTACCTTTACGTCTGTTATCATCATAATATATTCTAACATTACAATTATTAACTTTAACTCCATAAATAAAAGTAAAGTCTGGTGAGTCTCTAAGATCTACTGGATCAATATTTAATAATGGAATACTTACTTCATTTGGTTTATAAATATTACCCCAAGTTGATTTATTTATTAAAACTCGTTCATACTTAACATTAAAGTGATCTCTCATATAAGTATTAAGCATATCCCAACTTTTTGAAAATGGAAAAGGTGAATCTGTAATATCAGATTGTAAAATATCTATGCTTAACTTATCTCGATCTATTTCAAAATTTTTTGGCATAGCAATGTCACCATGATACAATGCTATTTCCGACAATGTATTTTTGTTCATATACCTATCTATTATACACTCCTATTGTAAAAAGTCAATGTTTTTGAGAGGTATATTTTATTATTCTTTTGAATCTAATAAATCCCAAGATTGATTATCCTCATTCCAAGAATAAATCCATATGTGAGTATTAGCTTCATTTTGTTCTTCTTGTTCTGCAGTTAATGCTGGGGCATCACCAATTGGTGATTGCCATTGTGCAGTTGTAGTATTTTTTACCCAAGATGCATGTGGTTTTTTAGGCCAAAAGATATTAGTATCTTCATCCCAAGAATACCCTATACCAGCGTAATTTCCTCTAAATGCTTTAGAGTCATCACCTGATTTATGTTTATTTCCTGATGTATTGTAAGAAGTCTGGATCCACATTTGTGCAGGCCAATTATTGTGCCTTTCCAAATACTGTTGACCAACAGCTTCATCTTCAATACCATCAGCATTAAGCATGTCTTTGTTATCAAGTGTTAGCACTTGAATAACTTTACCGTTAGCTCCTAGTTTTGCAAAATGTGCCATGTTTGTTTTCTCCTATTTGTTTATTATTGATATCTATATCTTATTATTACAACTCCTGAACCACCTGTACCACCCGCATTACAATTGTGTCCACCACCTCCGCCACCACCTTTATTAGTTCCACCTGCTCCACCTGCATTTGTTCCTGGACTTATTCCACCAATACCACCACCGAATGGTGATGCTGGATTAGTTGCAGCTTGTGGTCCATTAGGATTATATGGGACTGCTGTACCGCTAGCATTACCTCCACCAGAATAACCTACTGATGAACCAGTAATTCCTGTTGATACTCCTACTCCACCTTTACCACTTATTCCTGGAGGTGTTCCCTGTGTTCCTGCTGCACCAGCACCTCCTCCACCACCACCTCTATAATCAGGTGGGGCATCAATTCCTGTTGCTCCATTATTTCCTTGAGCAGGGTTTGTTGGTGGTGTATTTCCTGTTCCACCAGTTCCTGCTGTTTGTGAAGATCCTCCACCCCCAGAACCACCTGGATCACCTGGTCTTGCAGGTGAACCTGTTGGACCACCTTCTGATCCACCTCCACCGCCTCCTGCTGACGTAATTGAATTAAAACTTGATGTAGAACCTGAACTTCCTTGATCTGTTCTAGCTGTTGGACCACCTGCACCCCCAGCACCAACTGTTATTGGATAACTTTGTACTGCTAAAGTTGCATAAGTCATAGGTGATGCTCCTAAAGGAGAAGCTGTATAGCCAGTTGATGATCCTGGACTTTCTCTAAATCCACCAGCACCTCCACCGCCTCCAACATGAGATATATTTCCTACTCCACCTCCACCGCCTCCTGCTACAACTATAAAATCTGCATATCTATCAGGTGTTGATGTTGCTGTCCTTGTTACTTGAAAAGTTCCAGGTGAAGTAAATGTATGTATTTTATAATTTCCATCTGTTGTTTCTGTTCCGCCTGTTGCACATATATATGGAGGTACACCTGTTTCTGTATCTTCTGCGTTTTGAACATTAACCCAACCTTTTGTTGAATCAACGTAAACAAAAGTTGCAGCCTGACCATTAACAGCTAATGTTGCATCTTGTGCTATACCACCTATTTTTTCTGAACCATTAGGTGATATATTAAAATTATATGTTGCAAAGTTTCTTGCATAATCTGATACTGCAACAATAGCTCCAGCACTTCCTGCTGGTAAATTCATTGTTAATGCACTTCCAGAATTTATAAAATAACCTTCACCACTTACTGCTGTAAATGTAGAAGTTTTTGGAGTTGTTTGCCAGTCAACAGCACCCGTTCTACCAAATCCTGTTTGTGTTCCATTATTTGTTATTGTTACACCTGCAGGAATAGTAAATGTATCACCACTATCTCCAAGTGTAGTTGTTCCGCATGCTGTTTTTGGACTAATTTTATTTACTTTTAATTCACTCATATGTTACCTAATTTTGATATTTATATCGTATTACTACAATTCCACTACCACCAGCTTGTCCTACAAAAGGACTAGAAGGACTAGGAGCACCACCAGATGATGCACCACCACCGCCTGTATTAGCTGTTCCTGCTTCACCTACACGAGCTGGACTTGTTACGCAAGATGGGTTTGCTGGAGAACCACCATTTCCTCCGCCACCAAGACCACCTATTCCTCCTGGGCCAGGAGCTGGATTTGGAGTATATACTCCTCCTGCACCACCACCTGAATAATATTGAACACAACTTACGACTTCACCAGTTGATCCCCAAGTGCCAGAAGCAAAACCTGCTCCATCTCCACCATCTCCACCAGCATTAGGTGGATTACTTGGGTTATTTCCACCATCAAATCCTGTTTGAATAGCACCCCCACCACCACCAAGTCCTACGTTATCAGTTGTAGCAGGAGCTGGATTAGTTGGATGACCTGATCCTACACCACCATCATTTCCTTGAGGGGGGCTTACTGGAGGTGTATTTCCAGTTCCTGCTACATAAGTTTTTCCACCACCTCCGCCTGATCCTCCTGGTTTTCCAGCATCATCAGAAGTAGGTCCAAGACAACCATGACCACCAGCTCCACCACCTGTTGATGTTATTGTTGAAAAAATTGAATTAGCTCCATTACTTCCAGCATTACCTGGTCCTGCAGAACCTCCTGCTCCACCAGCACCTACTGTAATAGGAAAGCCTGTTGCTGAAACTGGTAAAGCTGAAACTCCACATACTAAAGGTTTTGCTGGTTGGCAGCCTATTGAAAAAGTTGTTGCACTAGCTCTAAAGCCTCCTGCACCTCCACCACCAGATGGAGTATTACTATGAGCAAGTCCAGGAGTTCCTCCACCACCAGCAACTACTAAATAATCTACTGTATTTGAGCCTCCTACATTACCAGCACAAGAAACACAAAAAGTTCCTGGTCCTGTAAATACATGAATTTTATAATCTCCACTTGTAGAAACTGTATTTCCACCTGTTGCAGTTACATAAGCTGGAAGTGTTGATACACTAGCAAATGTTGTAGATTCTATTGATCTCCACCCAACAGTAGAATCAACATAAATTAATGTTAAACCTTGACCTTCTGTACTTAACCTTAATGAACCTGCTGCAGTTCCTCCATTAATTTTAACACCACTTGGTGCTTGAACTATAAAATTATTACTATCAAAAGTATTATTATAATCTTGAATTGAAATAATATCACCAGCACTAGCACTTGGTAAAGTCATAGTTATTTGGCCAGAAGTTGTATTAATAAAATAACCTTCTCCATTTGCTCCTGTAAAATCTCCTGTCTTTGGAGTTGTTTGCCAGTCTACTGTACCAGTTCTACCAAAACCTGATTGTGATGCACCAGTTGCTAATGCAACTGTTTTACCACTTGCACCTAATGTAATTGTAGAACTACACTTTGATACAAGTGCACTTCCACATGAATCTTGAATTGTATTTACTTTAATTGTACTTGTCATATGTTACCTATTGATATTTATACCTTATTATAACTATACCAGATCCACCTGCACCACCAGCGGCATCATTATTACCACCACTACCTCCTCCACCAGTATTAGTTGTTCCAGCATTTCCAGTTCCTGAAGGATTTCCATTAGCTCCTCCACCAGTTCCACCTGCTCCAACTGTTGGTGTTCCTGCTGATCCACCTCCTCCTGCAAAACTTGCTGATGATCCATTAATTTCTGTAGTTGCTCCATCTCCACCAAAACCATTTCCATCTGTATTACCAGCTTCAATAGCTCCACCACCACCACCTCTTTGGCCACTTGGGTCATGGTAAGTTCCACCTGGATTACCTTGTGGAGGTGAAACTGGAGGTGTATTACCTGCACCTCCTACATCTGGACTAACTGTTTCTCTATTTCCTCCACCTGAACCTCCATCATTTCCTTTATGCGGAGATGCCCCACCAGCTCCTGCTCCACCACCAGCAGATGTTATAGTTGAAAAAATTGAATTATTTCCATTACCACCTGCAGAAGCAGCATTACCCGAAGGACTAGCTGAACCTCCTGCACCAACTGTAATTGGATATCCAGTAGCTGAAACTGGAACTCCTGTAGGATTTCTTAGTGGTGAACCTGTATAAGAATCATTTATTCCTAAACCCTCTCTAAATCCACCAGCACCTCCACCGCCACCTGTATCACCACCAGCTCCTGCTCCTCCTGCAACAACTATATAAGAAACTGTATTAGATCCTGCTGAATTACCTGCAGCTGAAACACAAAAAGTTCCTGGTGATGTAAATGTATGAATTTTAAAATCTCCACAAGTAGCAACCGTATTTCCACCTGTTGCTGTTATAAATTGAGCTCCCATTTGACTTGTAGTATCTTCAGTAATTAAACTCCAACCTTTAGTAGAATCCATAAAAACTAATACAACAGATTGACCATCTGTGCTTAAATTAGCATTTGCAGCATTGCCATCCATATTAGAACTATTTCTATTTAATATAACTTTGTTAGTTCCAAATGTTCTAGCATAATCTTTTATTGCAACTACGTTTCCTGCACTTGGTGAGGCAGGTAGTGTGACAGTTATATCTGAGCCACCACTTGTATTTACAAAATATCCTTCATTACTTACAGCTGTAAAATTAGAAGTTTTAATAGATGTTTGCCAACTAATACCACCTGTTGAGCCAAAACCTGTTTGTGTTGCTCCACAACCAAGAGTTACTGCTGTACCAGAACCACCTAAAGTTAAGGTTGAACCTGAAGATTTTACAATTTCATTAACTTCTATTTTACTCATTATACTATTACCAATGTTCCCGCAACTGTAACTGTTCCAGCAAATGTGACTGGACCAGCTAATACTGCATTACCTTCTATTAACATATTTTCATCCATTGTTGATGCATGTTCAAATACATCTTCGGATGCAGGTTTATCACCTATATATAAAACTCCGTTTACTACT